GCAGGTAGAGAATTAAGGGGGACCTCCCTAGGAGATATAGGTTGCTAATAGCATTTGCTTTAGAAACCTAGTTTAGAAACTTATTAAGTTTTGTTGCTAATAGCATTTGCTTTAGAAACCTGGTTTAGAAACTTATTAAGTTTTGTTGCTAATAGCATTTGCTTTAGAAACCTAGTTTAGGAGGGGGAACCTAACCTAGCATAAATCCCCAGCATTTTAATGCTTTATAAGTAAACTTATAAGTAAACTAATAATATTATTAATTTAATTGATATTTAAGAAAATGACAGAAAGACAGAAAACCAGTAAAAACGCTAGTTGCAAGTTGTTCCCCCTAGGCCAAAAAAAAAAAATAAAAAGTCCATCAACTGTAGTTTTTTTTACAGTTGCACGGCTTTTTTATTTTGCATAGCCATATAGAAACAACAACCTGGGGACACGATTTTGGACGGTATTTCTGACTTTCTGTCATTTTTTTTAAGCAGTTTCTAGTTTAGAAATCCCCCGCCAACCTCGCCGTCCATCTTTACGGTCATTTTTTACATCAGCTAATTTATTGATAATCGCATAGCGTTTCAAAGCTCTTGTAAATTTGGAAATAGTCATGCCTATTTTATGTCGTTTTAACCAATCTTCAATAACCACATTGGTTTCAAAATCGTCCAGTTTATTTGTAATAGCAAAACCAGTAGCAATGCGGTCAGCAATCGAGATGTCCGCTGCATCTTCAAAAACATCTTGAATAGCCTCTTTAAGTTGCGTTTTAACTGTATCCTCCAAATCATTTCGTTCTTTCGCAAATTCAGTGTAACTATCAATGAGGAGGGCAAGAAAAGCAAAACGGAAATTATCAGTTAAGATTTCGGCATCTAGCCCAGTATCTTTTTTCAATTCAAATTCATTGGACGGATTATCTTTATAAACTTTTTCATAAACCAAAGTGCGTAATCGAGTTTCAATAGCACTATCAAAAGGTTTGATTTTTTCAATATCATTTGCGTAAACAATAGGTAAGAAAGAGATATGAAATTCAGTTTCATTGCCCTGATGCCCTCGAGCGACAATTTTATCACGACCACCCGAGGACAACATTTTCATTATTTCGCCATCAATGAGTTCGTCGGTGGAAATTTCATTGGAGGCGATAATACGTTTCCCCCTCAATAACATAATCCAGCGGCGGGCTTGGGCGACATCAGGATTGGCGAATTTTTTACAACATATATTATTTCCATTGAAAGTGCCGAAATAACCACCGCAGACGCTATCCAAAGCAGTAGTAATGGTGGATTTTCCACTGTCGCCCTCACCGATACACATAAAAAAGCGCTTGATAACATCACCAGCCAAGCCCCTAGCCAAGGTAAGAATATAATAATTGGCTCGTTTTTCACAAAACGGAGTAATAAAAAGGCGTTGTTTAATATCGGCTTTATAATCGTCAAATGTTAATTCTACCCCCTTATGCATGGCTGTTTTTGGTATAACATAATCATAATCAATTCGATTAATAAACACTATAGAATGATTGTAATCTTTATTTTTAAAAGTAAAGAACCGACCTTTATGGAAGTCATAATAACCATTATTGAAAAGGATTTTACCGAGAGATGACTTATACATTTCTTTCGCCCAATTATCATCACGGTTATTAATCATACATTTATCTAAAACCACGCTAGCGACAGCATCAGCACATTTTTTATTTTGTGTAAAAGGAATAACTTGATTAAATTCATTCAAACGTTTAATACCCGAATTCAAAACATAAACTCGCATGGCACATTTGACCTCTTCATATTTTTCAATCCAATACCAGCCATTTTTATAATAAAAAACCTCATTAACATATTTGACACGGTCTTTCAATTGCGAATAAATAATTTCACTGGCCTCGAGGTCGGTTTGTGCGAGGAGGTTTGTTTTGTCGGAGATGAGGTCGGCCCTCTCTGCAAACAAATCGTCTTTTGCTTGTTTCCTTTCCCGTTCTTTCAAAGCCCGCTCTTGCTCTTTAAGTTCTTTTCGGTCAATAATTAATAGTGGAGGCGGAGGCATAAAAACGATGTCGTAGAATTTGGTGATGGGTTTGATTTCAAATTTCATATCCCAGCCATCGAATTTCAGGAGGTGGTTCATGAGGCCAAGGGCCCCCTCGAGCCCCTGCCATATAATTTCCCCATCATCATAGATGCGAAAATTATCCACGTTGGCCTGCCATAATTTAATACCATCGTATTCGTAGACGGCATTATAGGCACCCTGTGGAATGTTCTCCATATAGCAGAGGTTAGTCGTATCGCAAAGATGAGCCAAGACCTTTTCGACAATACGTGTTTCAAACTCTTGGAGGTAGGTGGAAAAGAAAGCCCCTGTGATGTTCTCCTCACCTTTCTCTTGCTTGATACGTTTGATGGTTTTAAACATATCGGGATTTTTCTCAATGAAAAGGTTAGCAATAATGTTAATTTGTTGGCGATACTGCTGGACGATGAGAGGCTCAGGAAAATCAGGAATGTTGTTATCTTTCAGCCAGCCAGCAAACCCCCCAAAGAACGACAGGCGTATCATTAAGGATTTGACAGCATCTCGGTCGGCTTTCCCCCCTGATGCGTTAATAATCTGCTCTATAATAGCTTCACGCTCATTGCAGTATTTATCAATGATTTCGCACGGTATTGGAATGCCCTGTCGGCGACAAAGATTGCGGACAATTTCGGGCTGGGCGTTAGATAAATCAAAATCATAATACAAAAAACGAATTAAGGTGTTGCGGGTTTTCTTGGAAAAGGAGGTTAAGCCAAGGGACTTGACGGGAAAGTTTCGCCCCCACTTATGCTTGGCCTTGGCATAACGCACCAAAAAGGCTTTTGCTTTTTTATTGTAAAGCAGTTGATAGGCTTTGAGTTGTTCCTTTTCATTGAGATAGAGTTGGGAGGCCATTTTCTGCGAATAGTTGGCTGTGTCCCATTTGGCTTTAATAAAATCGCTGTCGATGAGTTGCTGGAGTGCGTGGGGGCAAACATACTCAACAAATTTATGTGTGGCGATAAAAGAGGGTTGGAGTTCAATCGCTAAATCGATGGGGAGGGGGGGGCTCGCCATTTATATAGTTATGGATTATAGTTTTTAAATTATAATTTAATTGATTTAAAAATAGATTATAAAATGGATTTAAAATCAATAGTAATATATATATAAAACGAAATGGAGCTCCCGACATTAACCGTAGAGAATTTCGACGAGCAGCTAGCAAGTATGACGACAAAATATTTACCCGAATGGGCGGAATTATTCCCTTTTGGGTTTGTATTGAAATTTAGCATTCATAAACATTTTGGGTGGGAGAAAGAAAAATCAGCCAATAGGATTAATAGATTAATGAAAGAAATCCCTCCTGTATTTCAAAAGCATAATCCTTTAGTAAGAAAATACTGGAATACGAGCAGCAGTTACGGTCAAAAACATCAACTTGCCGATGAAATACAAAAGAACGACCCGACTGTGAATGGCGATAGCAATAATGGCGAATTTATTTTTGCGATGATGTTGCTGGGTTACGAAATGAAAAAATTAGAAAGAGGCGAGCGGACAAATAAGATTGACCCCAATGCGACTTTTAATTGCACGAGGCGAGATTTAAGTAAAGTGATATGTGAATGTGGCCTCCAATATAGTAAAAATTCGAAAGGACAGCATTTTCGTAGTAAAAACCACCATTTCATAATAACAAATAAACATTTGAATGAAACAGATAGCCAGTTCGGCGATTATTTAGACCAAGCAATAGATAGATTGGTAAAAAATTGAAATGAATTAATAAATAATATTTAAGAATAAGTGATAATAAGTGATAAGATGGAACTCTATAAAAATGGAAAAATTTATACTATACGTAGCAAACATACTGAAAAATATTATATTGGCTCAACTTGCTGCCCTTTAACAAAAAGATTAAATTATCATAAAAATAGTTATACCAATTATTTAACTGGAATGGAAAAATATTATAGTTCATTTGAATTATATGCTTTAGGTGATGTTTATATTGAATTATTGGAAAATTATCCGTGTAAAACAAAAGATGAATTATTAAAAAGAGAGGGTGAATTACAACGAAACCATATAGATAATATTATTAATTCCAATATTGCTGGGAGAACAATAAAACAATGGAGAATTGATAATAAAGAACAGACTGATGCAAAGGTTAAAGAATATTATATAAAAAATAAAAAAGCAATAGAAGAAACTAAAAAAAAATGGAACGATGAAAATAAAGAAAAAGTTTTAAAAAGGCAAGCGGAATGGAGGGAAAAAAATCGTGAAAAAATAAGAGAACAAGCAAGGCAGTTTAGAGAAAGGCAAAAAAATAAAACAAAAAATTGAATTAATAAATAATATTTAAGAAAATATTATATATTTATATAAAAGAAATGGAAACGAAAGTGAATAAAACACACGACAAACGACAATATCAGAAAGATTATCGGGCGGCGCACCCCAAGGATAAAGCCACTACTAATTCTTATATGCAATCGTATATAAAAAAAGCAAAGGATATTCAGTGCGAATTGTGCGGCGGCCACTATAAATCATATTCGGCCTACAAGCACATAGCGACACAAAAGCATTTGAAAGCCATGATAGCAGGAAAGGAAAAGGAAGAGGCGGAGGCGGAGCAGGTAGTTCCCTCCAAACCCTCACCCTCACCCTCACCCTCACCCTCACCGCAGCCTGATGAAACCCCTCTAGAAATAATACCCGATACCCTCATAGTGCCCGATACCCTCATAGTGCCCGATGCGGTAGTGATGTTTATCAATCAGCATTTTGCGGGCTCGGCCAACCCCCTCCGCTCGGCGGAAAATAAAACACCAAGGGTGAATAAAAATCTCACAACGTGGAAAAAAGTGGCACCGCAGTTAGAGGGAAAAACGTGGAAATATGTGGGCCAGCACTTGCAAGAGATAGTGGGGAAAGCGTATGACAAGCCCTCCAGCCAAGCGGACGTAGTAACCATGCTGAAACTGGTGCTGAATAAATTTACGGATTTATCGGAGGCAGGCAATACGCTATTAAATAAAATGAACCGCAGTTTGAAAGACGCTCACATCGCCAAGCAGGTGAAAATGCCCGAAGACGGCGTAACGTATGCGGAGATGAAAGCGTATGAGAATGCCCCCAATACTACGTTAGCCCTGTTGATGCGGCTCTACAACGGGGAAATACCCGCCCTCCGTATTGGCGATTATTTAAATGCTTTTGTGGGAAAATCGGAAACACTTAACGAAATTGATATAAAGAAAAAAGTGATGGTGCGGCGGATAGTAAAGAACCAAAAGGAGGAGGAAATGAGTATACCCCTCCCAGCCTCCCTCATAAAATTTATCAAAGAAAGAGAAATCACAGGGCCCTTGCTAGGCAAGGAAACAGCACAAAGCATTGATAAATTATTGATTAAAACATTCCCCGAGCAGAAAGCCAACCCCCGCTATTTCCGAGATTTGTATAGCACGGAAATCACCCCTACGCTGACAAAGGCGAAGCTCAAAAAAGTTTTAGCAATACTCGACCACGCTCCCCTAACGCACGCAGCCTACTACCGCAAGATGAAACAAGACCCGTTAACGGAATTAATCGCAGGAAAATAACGGGGGAATTTCCACCTAAAAATAATCCTCCTCTTATATAGTAAATAATGTCAGGGTTACAAATACTAGAAGTAAAAAAGCCAAAAAAAGCACCCGATACCGCTCCGCCACCCCTACCCCCACACGCTTTTTTGATGGGTATAGTGGCCCCACCCCGCAGTGGCAAGAGCAATTTATTAATGACATTAATAGGTGCGAGCCATATGTATGGGAGAGAATATTTTCAAGAAATTTATTATCTGAGCCCATCACAAAATTTCGATGACACCACAAGGCATTTACTGCCGAAGCTGGATAACCTGATGCAGATAGATGACCCTAGTGTTTTAGAAAATGCCGATGTTATTGTCGCACAAATTATGAGCCAACAAGCCAAGGATAAACCCGAGGACAGAAAGCGTGTCTTACTGGTGTTCGATGATTGCGCTGGTTTATTGAATAAGAACAAACAATTACAAAAACTTGCAACAAAATATAGGCACTACGGAATGAGTATTATTGTATCAGTTCAATGCTACAAAGCAATCCCCGTTATGGTCCGAACCTCAATGACTTGTTTCATACATTTTAACATTCCCAATGAAAAAGATTATTTCAAAATGTGTGAGGAAATCCATTGTAGGTTTCCAAATGGTGAGGAGATGGGGCGAATAGCCACACAAAAAAGATACAATTTCGCATACTTGCATTTGGAAAACGCAGAATTTTATCATAATTTTGATACGCTGCTTTACTCTAGGGCGACTGACCCTGATTTTGATTAAGCGAGGGGAAACCCCTCGGGCACCCCACCCAGCCGAGAAAGGGGGTCAGGGGGAAACTCCCCCTTAGTAATCAAACGCACCAAATTCCCTAGCAACTCGTATGAAAACATTTTTATCTTCACAGTTGAAATCAGTGTTAATCTTATTGGTGAAAGCGGGTAAATACATGGTCCACCTATTATCAAATTTACCGATAGCCTCGTATTCTTTTTGCTCGGTTTCGTA